CGCCGACGTCCCACCCGCAGAGTGACGGCGCTCGTCCTCCAGGTCCTGGTCGTCGGGTTCGCAGCCTTCCGCCTCGCGCGCGTCATCGCGCAGGACACGATCACCGACCCGGCGCGCCGGTGGCTGTGGGAACGTTCCCGCTACGCGGTCGACGTCGACGGGCCTCCGCAGGGGATCAGCCTGAAGCGCCTCGCGACGCACGGCCATTCCCGCCTCGCGCGTGACCGCAGCTCCGTGATCGACTGGGTCTACGGGCTGGTGTCATGCCCGTTCTGTTGCGGCTGGTGGATCGCGCTCGGCCTGTTCTTCGCCTGGCAAGGCTGGGGGTGGACGAACCTTCTCGCCGGGATCGCCGCGGCTGGTGTCCAGGCGACCCTCGCCGCGGTCACCCAGTGAGCGACGACCAGGCGCAGCTCGCCGGCGCGGACCGGGTCACAGCTCCCGGCGTCGACAACGTCCACGCCGAACATCCCGACGTTCCGCTCGTCGACCGGACCTGGGCCGCCCGATCCGACGACCGGTACTACCAGGCCGACGCGAAGGTCGCAGAGATCGGCATGGCCGTCGCCCCCGACCGCGCGAGGTTCGACTTCCGGGGCGGCGGCCCGTTACACCCCGACGAGGTCCGCGCCGGGATGAACGCCCGCATCGGCCGGGCGGGCCTGCAGGTCTTCTCGGTCATACTCACCGAGGTCGACTACATGGCGTACAGTGACCTCGCGCCGACCGGGAGGACATAGTTGCGCTGGCCGTGGCAACAGGAAAACGCAGCCGCGCCCGCTCCCCGCACCGCTGCAGTCTCTGACGGGTCGCCGACAACGGCGCGCGCGATGCGCCGCACCCGCCAGGAATGGCAGCCCCGCATGGCCTGGTTCGCCCGGAACCTCGGTGCGCTCCGTTTCGCTGGTGGGATCAAAGCTGACGCGTGCGGCCGTGCCCCGCTGCGTGTCGAACACCTCGAGAACCCGCGTCGCAACGAGTGGGAACCGTTGGAAGACGAGGCAGGGAACTGGGCCGCACAAGACGCCCTCTACGCCTATCGGGGTGCCCGTGACGAAACCCCGGAGCTGGTCCGTCAGCACGTCTGGAACTACGACGTCCTCGGCGAGTGCATCCAGGTCATCGACGAAGGCCCGAACGGCGGGCCCATCTTCTCCATCCGGTCGGTGCTCCACGCGGAACTGATGGGCGACGGAATGCTGATCCGCGACATCCCGGGCGGGTCGCTGAACGAAGGCACCGCGCACTTCTACCCGCCGGGCCGGTGGCGGCGGCTGTGGATCCCGAACGAGGAATGGCCGGGCCTGGCGACGTCACCGTTCGAGGGGGTCCTCGCGGACACCGAACGGTACTGGGCCCTCGCGCGCCGGATCCGCCGCGAAGCCGAATCGGCGCTGACGGGAAACGGGATCCTCTGGTCACCGCAGGAAGGCCACCGGGGTCTGACCCGCGAGGAACAGGCGACGACGCCGTACACGACGAACATCGACCGGGACCTCTACGAGACCGCGGAACGAGCCCTTGCCGACGACGACGGCCCCGAAGCCGTCGCACGGCTGTCGCTCCACTGGGGCTACGAAGCCGGCCCGCCCGTCCCGGTCGACCTCGCGTCGACGCAGACCACCGTCGCGATCGAACTACGCCAGGAAGCCCTGGAGGCGATCGGCCGCGGGCTCGACTACCCGCAACGCCTGTTCGTGTCCGGCGCAGGCGAAGGGAACCACTGGTCGGACTGGCTGCTGGAGGAGCAGTTCGCCAAGAGCGCCTGTTCCCCGATGCTGGAACGGGTCTGCTGGCAGGACATCACCCAGTCGTTCTTCCGGCCCGCGCTGCGGGCCCTCGCAGGGAAGGGCCTGTTCGACGGCAACCCGGAGCATTACCGCGTCGGGTTCGACATCGCCCCGATCGTCGTTCACCCCGACGCGTCACGCATGGCGATCGAGCTGTACCAGCTCGGTGTGCTGTCCGACCAGGTGCTCCTCGACACGACCGGTTTCTCGGCGGGGGATATGCCGAACGGTGCTGAGCTCGGCCGGTGGATCATGCGAACCCAGGCGATGACGAAAGCGAAGGCGGCGGAACCGACCGGCGCGCAGATGAACACCTTGCCGCAAGGCGCGTTGACTCCGGCGTTGACCGCCGCGCTCGATGTCCGGTCCCGGGAACGTGTGTCGGTCGGCCCCTTCACCGACGAACGTGTCGGCTGGCTTGACGACTGACCGTGCGCGCCGGCCAGCTTGACGACGCCTGGACGTTCCTCGACGCCGTGTACCACGGCCACACGGCGGACGCCTCGACGATCGTCCGGCGTCTGACCCCCGACGACCAGAACGATCTGCTCTGGTTCACCGCGCAGGTCCTCCGTGGGTGCATCCTGGGGGCAGAGACCGCGCTGAACCTTCCGGCAGGGACCGGCCTGCGTCGGATCCGGTCCGAGTTCACGCACCCGTCAGCGGAAGGGGGACCATGCGGCTGATCGAAGTACCCGTCGACGTCGCCGAAACCGCCCGCGCTGCCCTCGCTACACGCCTCGAGCGCGGCGGAGGAGGCACCGCCCGGGCGGTGGTCCTCGCGACGGCGCTCGGTACCGGCGCGGTCCGCCCCCACGAGCTGGGCGAGATCCGGTCCTGGCATTCCCGCAACCCCGACGCGTGCACCGCCTCCGCGTCGACGCTCCTCGGCGGAATGTACGGCGGCCCCGAAGGGCGCGCGTGGTGCGCGGCTGCGCTCAACCCGGAGGGGGTCGGCGCGATGATCTCCCTCCCCGTCGAGGAACGGGTTACGAAGGAGCTCGCGCGCCCGGACGGCGAACCCGCCGACGCGATGCACCTCACCCTGTTCCACCTCGGCAGCGACGCGGCGAGTCTCGACCCGGGCCTCCGGGATCAGGTCGTCGACGTGCTCCAGCGCGTCACCCCCGGTCTCGCGGCCCCGTCGTTCGACCTGTCCCACGTCGAACGGTTCACCGCGTACGAGGAAGGGCTCGAGCCCGTCGTGGTCGTGTCCGACGAACCGGCCGTCTACACGCTCAGGGACCAGCTCGCCGCCGCTCTCGACGCGGCTGGGGTGCCGTACAGCACCAACCATGCGTTCCGCGCTCACGTCACGATCGGGTACTACCCGCCTGGCGACGGCCCCTCGACCGGCCCCGTCGGCGAGTCGCTCGGTTCCGGGCCCCTCGACCTCGACCCGCAGCTCGTCGCGCTCCACTGGGGCGACGACGTCGTCGAGTTCCCCCTCGCCCAACCATCGGCGCAGACCGCCGGCGCGCGCCTCCCCGTGAACGAGAAGCTGTCCCGGCTGTCGGACCGGGTGAACCGGATCGACCGGACGACCGTCACCCGGATCCACGCTGCAGCGAACCTCGCGCTGGAGGAAGCTCTCCGCAACGCCCAGGTGAAGCTCACCGTCCGCGGGAACCGCAACGCGAAGACCGCCGCCGCGATGTCCGCCGCTGACGGCCGGGTCACCCCCGCGCTTCTCGCCGCGGTCGGGGTCACCGAACAGGAACTGCTCGACCGGCGGTTCGACGTGTTCGGCACAACCGCGCTCGCCCTGCTCACCGCCGCCGAGATCCGGAAGCTGCGCGCCGCTGCGCTGGCGCTCAACCTCGACGCCGACGAACTGGAAGACGAGTACGCCGCGGAGATCGACCGACGCGCGGCGCTCGCCGCCGGGTTCCTCGTCGCGGGCCTGTCGGTCCTCGCGCGCGCGGCTCTGTCGGGTCACACGATCGTCCCCGAAGACCAACAGGGCGAGTTCGCCGGTCCGGTCCCGTTCGGGTTGGTGCGCCAAGCGTGGGCGGTGTCAGCCCGCGGAGCCACGCCGCCACTGATCGACGAATCGGGGCCAGGCCCGGCACCTGTCGACGACATCGCTGAACGGGCCGTCAACGCGGGCCGGTCGCTGACCGAACAGATCATCGTGGGTGAGCTCGGCGACCTCGTCCTCGTGAAGACCTGGCGGCACGGCGAACCGCTCCGCCCGTTCGACCCTCACGACCGCCTCGACGGACGGTCATGGATTGACGCCGACCACGGCGGTATCCTCGACGCTGACCCGTCGGAATGGCCGTACGTCGACGAGTACGAACCGGGTGACCATGACGGCTGCACGTGCTGGCTCGACAGCACCTACGAGACTCTCCCGACGGAGGCACCATGACGATGACCGGCACCGAGGCGCTCGCCCGGATCATGGCGCGTCGAGAAGCTCGCGCTGCGGCGCTCACCTGGACGAAGGGCGAAGGTGGCCTGTTCACCGGCTCGGAGTCGGACGGGTCGACGCACAAGGCGCACCGCTCCGGTGAGCCTCACACCGACGCGCGGATCTTCCGGGCGATCAATGAAGGCATCGAGGCCCTGAAGAACAGCTCGGTGACCGCCCGAGTGATGGAGTTCACGGACAAGGCCGGGAACAGCCGCAACATGGAAGTGTCGAACGTCCGGGAAACCTCCCGGCCGGACACGATGCACTCCGAGGTCGTCCCCACGATCCAGCAAGCCGCCGACGCCCCGAACGGGATGGAACTGGACCGGCCGATCGTCGTGAACGGCTGGGCTGCCGACATCCGCGTCCTCCCCGACGCGACCGGCGAGAAGCGAAGTCCCGACTACCCGGGGATGACCCGCGACATCAGCGGAGGGACGGCGATGATGGGTGCAGCCGAAGACACCAAGGCTCCCGCGGCCGCGCCGGCGCCCGCGAAGCCGGTGGTGGTGCAAGCCCCACCCGCTCAACCCGCCCAACCGGACCAGGCGAAGATCGCCCGCGACCTCGCCGACAACGCCGAACGGGACCAGCGCATCGCGGACCTCGAGTCCGACGTGAAGAAGCTCCGCACCGAACTGGACGGCATCGAGGCGCTCGGTGTCGACGACGCCCTCTCCGAGATGGACACCTGGACCAGCGAGGGCGGCGAAGCGGCGATGCCGCAGTCGATGATCGCCGCAGTCGGCGCCCGCTACGCGCTCCCCACCGCGTTCGTCGAGAGCACGGTCGCCGCGGTCGCGCTCCCCGACGCGATGGTCGCCGCCGTCGACGCGAAGCACCAGCTCCCCGCCTACACCCCGGGTGCGTTCACCGCGGGCGCCTACACCAAGGGTGAGGGCGGCCTGTTCACCGGCTCCGAACCGGGCGGCGGGACGGAGCACGCCACGCACGGCGACGCGAACGGCCGCCAGATCCACGAGGGCGACACGGTCATGTTGGACGACGGCGTCGAGGGCTACGTGACCGCGCTCGGCCCAGACTCCGGTGGAGTCGGCCTGGTCGAGGTCGACATCCCGGAGATGGGCACGAGCGACCGCTTCGACAGCGACTCGCTCACCGTCAAGCCCGACGAGGTCCCGGGCTATCACACCGGGATCGGCCACGCGCTACCGGGGATGGGACGCTGACCGATGCCCACGGCGCCGCGCGTCGACCCGTCGACCTGGCCGCTGTACCCGCCTGAGAGCTGGTTCGACCTTCCCGCCGAGGTCCCCGACGACGTCTACTGCAACGTCGTCCTCGACGGCCCCGAAGCCGGCCGCGTGTACGGGCTGGTGCATCACGCCGGGACCAACCTCCTCGGCGCCCCTGGCGGCCCGTGGACCCCTCCACCATCCCCGAACGGGCTCCACGACTCGCAGCTCGGTGTGACCGAAACCGCGGAAGGGACCACGGTCCGCACCGCGAACGTCGGAGGCCGCGTCAACCACGCCCCGCTCACGTCCGGGTACCACGAAGCGGTGAAGCACTACGAGAACATCGCGTCTCAGACGATGCGGGTCCGGTACCACCAGATCCAGACGAAGTCCGGTCCGGCGATCGCCTACTCCGGTGCGATGTGGCCCGACCTGACTGAGCTCGACGTCGCCCGTGTCCGCGCCTCAGCCCTCAGTGGGGATTGGCGGTGGCGGCCGGAATACAACGGCTACGACTTCTGCGGGTCGCAGCTCGTCACGAACCCGGGCCTCCCGCTCCGGATGGTCGCCGCCGTCGGCGAACACCCGCCGATCGTGGTCTGCGACGACGGGTCGTGTTCGATGCCGGTCGACCCGACCCAGGCCCGCCTCGACGAGGTCGAAGACGCGATCGCCGAGTTCGCCGACCTGCTCGGCTACGAGGTCGAACCGGCCCCGTTCACGGCGGCGATCTGCGCGCCGGCCGACCGCCTCGACGACATCGAATGCGCGCTCGAGGAGCTGGTCGTCACCGCCGCGACCTGGACGAAGGGTGAGGGTGGTCTGTTCACGGGATCCGAGAGCGACGGGCCCGCCTACGAGGGCAACCGCTACGTCACCCTGTCCGACGGCACCCACGTCGACCAGCTCACCGGCGAGGAGCGCCTGAAGGCGACCGGGCCCGCTCTGGCGTTTCCGACCACCGACGACGAGCTGCGCGCGAGCGTGCAGGACCCGAAGAACCCGTCGCGCACCCTCGACGGTACCGAGATCACCGCCGACACGCAGCTCACCGTGTTCCACAGCTACGACAACCTCGGCGACGAGAAGGACGCGCTGCTCCGCTACGGCGCTGAACCCGACGCGAAGCCGATGACCCTCGCGCGCAGCAACTACGAGTCCGGTGAGGCAGCGACGTACGCACCGGGCGCGGGCGTCGGCGGTGGCCTCTACGTCTCCGGCGATCCGAACAGCGCGTCTGGCTACGGCCACAACATGGTCGCGATCCAGGTCCGCGCCGGCGACATCGTCACGCCGCCCGAGTCGAACGTCCCGGGCGGCGACCCGCTCGCCGCGCTGAAGGACGGGAACGGTGCCATGATCGCCGTGCCGATCCCGCCGTCGAACATCCGGGCGTTCGGCGCCGACCGGCGCATGACCCCGCAGCTCTCCATCGACGAACTGCAACCGCCGCGCACCGCGGCGGGGAAGACGTGGGCGCTGGACTTCCGCCAGCACGCGAACGACCCTGGTGGAGGGGTCCCGCGCTGGACGAAGGGCGAGCACGGCCTGTTCACCGGCAGCGAGGCGACGGGCGGGCGGGCCCACGAATCGGCGGGTGGCATGGTCCCGAAGCCGCCCGGCACTCCAGCCGGGAAAGGCGCGGTGTGGATCAAGGGCGGCAAGGTCAGGGTCGGTGACCGGGTGTCCGTCGATCCCGAGTTCGTCGTCCCCGCCGCGACGGTCACCGAGACGAAGGGCATGATCGGGGTCCGGTTCGACTCTGGTGCCGAGCGCGAGTTCGACCCGCACCACCTGACCAAGGGCGACGGCGGCGACGAGTTCCACAAGGGCGAGGTGGTCAGCCTCCCCGACGCGAAGGACCTGCTGGAGGTGTTCGGGAAGAAGATCCCGGGGGTCGACGCGGTGCGCGGCCCCCATGAACCGATCCACAAGGTCCCGTTCAAGGCCGGCGCGGACTGGGACCCGGACCTCCACCCGCGCGACGAGCTCGGCCAGTTCGCCGAGTCTGAAGGCGACGCGGGTGGTGACCCGCTGCCACCCACCGAAGACCGGGTCGCTGAGCTGCAGGCCCGGCTCGAGTCCGAGACCGACCCGGTGGCGCTCGCAGCGACGGACCTGATGCTCCGCGCGGCCACCGCGGACGAGGTCGTCACTCCACGGCTGGAGGCCATCGCGAAGGACCTCAACGTCGACCTGTACGGCCTGAAGTTCCGCCTGAAGGGCGAGGGCCGCCTCTCCGAGAAGATCGAGGAGAAGATCAAGGAAGGTCTCACCGCCGAAGAAGCCGCCGGGCGGATCAAGGATTCGCTGCGCTACACCATCGGGGTCGAGGACCACACCGAATACACGGCGAAGGCCCAGGCGGCGCTCGACCGGCTCCGCGACGAGGGGTTCCGGGTCCTGGAGGAGAAGAACTATTGGCATCGCCCGGAGGGTGAATCGCACGACGCCTACAACGGGTTGAACACGGTGCTCCGCCACGACGACACCGGCCAGATCATCGAGTTGCAGTTCCACACACCCGACTCCTTCCGCGTCAAGGAGGAGGAAACCCACGCGCTGTACGAGGAGTACCGCCGGTCGTCTACCTCGGTAGAACGGAGGCAGGAGTTGTACGATACGATGGCAGCCATGTGGGATGACGTGCCTGAGCCGACTGATGCTTCGGCGATCGGCACGCCCGTCTACGAACCTCGACCGGTCGCAGCGTGACCGAGTTCTGGGCGCTGATCGAACCCGACCTCGGCGAGTCGCGGGTCGTGCCGGGCGGGCTGTTCAAGATCGAGGGTGGGCTCTGCTACCTCCTCACGGGCGCCGACGAGTGGACCGAGATGCCGCACCTGATCGCCTACAAGATGCTCGGCGAATCCGGCGCGGAACCGATCCCGACGAATGAGGCCCAGGCGCTGATCGCCGACTACCCGTGGCCGGGCTCCCGTGCCGACCGACACGCCCACACCTGAACCCTGGGTGTCGGTGATCCTGCCGCTCTGGCGGCGGCCTCACCGTGCCCGCCCGGTCATCGAGGCGTTCCTCGCCGCGGGCGGCCCCATCCAGATCGTCCCCGTGGTGTCGATGGACGACCAGCCGACCATCGACGCGCTTATCGACGTCGAGAAGGTTCACGGCTACCTGCCGGTCTGCATCGCGCACTGGCCGGGCGGCTCCCCCGGCGACTACGCCCGGAAGATCAATGCCGCGGCCGGCGCGACGTCCACCCCGTGGATCTTCACCGGAGCGGACGACCTCGCCCCCCAGGCCGGATGGGTCGAAGCCGCGCTGGCCCCCGACCCGACGGTTCACACCGCAGCGGTGATCGGCACGAACGACCTGTTCAACCCGCGGGTCCTGGCCGGGAACCACTCGACGCATTCGCTGGTCGCGCGCTGGTACATCGAGAACCCGGGAGGAGCGTGGGGGGAGCCCGGTACCGTCTTCCACGAGGGCTACCCGCACGAGTTCTGCGACGACGAGCTGATCGGCGTCGCCCAATCCCGGGGACGGTTCAGGTGCGCGTCAGAGTCGATCGTGGAACACCTCC